CGTTAGAATAAAATCTTCTGGTAAACTCATGATTCGCTTGAGTTCCTTGATGGTAAATTTTCTATTCTCGGCAAAATGAAATACACCCGATACAGATTTCTGTTGACCTCGTTGAGTCAACGTTGGGCATGGTAGATCGGGACAAGGTCTAATCATGTTGAAGCATGATGCCTTAGGATTCCATTCGCGAAATTCCTTGTCTGATGGCTTAGTGTGTCGCTTTGGATTGAATGGAAGTTTTGTGATCCAATCTTTTTGAAACCCATTTTGAACATAGTCATAGAGTTCCTTCAATTCATTTGGATCATTTTCTATGTCTTCAATCGCTTCTCTAAGCGTGATATGTTTGCATTGCGTTGCATTTGGGAACACGGTAGAATGTATGTTCAGAAAATTCAAGTCTACTGCGTCACATACATCTTCTCGTATGCATACAAATAGTGTGCGTTCTCTAGCCTGTGGTACACCAAAGTCGGCAGCATTCAATACCTGATATGTGACTTGATATCCAATCTTTTCAAATGAGTTAACAAATTCATAAAGCTTACCTTTGGCTTCACCAAAAGTAATACCCTTCACATTCTCTGCAACGATTACCTTTGGTTTAATTTCTTTTGCAATACGAATGAATTCTAAAAATAGATCTTCAATTGCTTCAACTGTCTTTCCATCAGAATACTTCTTGATGCCTTCTTGAACTTCAAGATCACCTTCCTCAACAATATTCCCATTATCGTCAAAATATGACTTTCTTGTATCAGTCACATGACCAGCCCAGCCTTTTTCTCTCTTACCTGCAACGGAAAATGCAGAACATGGAGGTGATCCATCAAGTATGTCAAGTTCACCAGACTTGAGTCCAGCAGTATCAAGAAAATCTTTTGCAGTCAATTTCTTGATATCGCCAGAAATAATCTTAGTATCGGGAAAGTTTGTTGAGTATGTCTTGATTGCTTCTTCAACGAATTCATTGATCGCAATGATGTTACCACCGGCGAGACGATATCCTGTTGATGAACCGCCACCACCAGCAAAAGTAGAAATGACCGAGAACAATTTGCGAGCTGAAGACTTCTTCACATCATCAATGGTATATTTTTGATACATTACAATATCCTATAAATTTAGTCCGTTTGTTTCGAACTGTCCATCATTCTATTCCAATAAGTCTCATCATCTTCAACTTTTCTGGCTAAAGAATATAATCTTTGAACGTAGTCAACATGTGGATCTTCGCCGTAAAAATTGATAAGTCTATCTCTTAACCAAAAAAGAAACTCACTATCTTTCATATCATGTTTTTCCCAATAGCTCCAATCACTATACAGCATTTCTTGTCATTTTGATTCGCATCTTACGTTCTTTTTCTCTAGCCAGCATCAAAGTAGTCTTACCAACTTTTTCGGTAAAGCAAATTCCGTCAAGATGATCATTCTCATGTTGAATGCATCGTGCAGTCAATCCCGTAAACTTGTCCTCTTTCCATTCACCATTGACATGTTGATACTTAATTTTGATTTCTTGTGAACGAAAAATCTTAAAGAAAAGTCTCTTGAATGATAAGCAGCCCTCAAGATATTCGTCTTCTTTCGTAGAGCGTTCAGTAATTTCAGGATTAAAGAATACTTGTTTATTTGTATTTTCATAACCCACAACAAACACACGATATAGTATACCAACTTGAGGTGCTGCTAATCCAAGTCCGCTATTTGCAAACATGGTTTCAAACAATGATGATGCAAGATGTACTGGATCAATAGGTGGATTAGAAAAATCAAATGGTTTGCATACTTGTTTAAGAATAGGATCCGTAGATTTTACAAGATCATAAATTTCATACGGCCGAATTGTTTGTGTGGCCGTATTAATTTTTAACATGCCATTTTCTATCATTTCATTATCCTTGAAAAATTATTTACCTTTTCAAATTTAATTACAGATCTAAACTTGTCAAACAAGATGTCACCTTTATGAGAGATAACAAAAACATTTGTGTCCATGCTAATGGAATTAAGAATCTTTAATAGCTCTTCGGTTCCATTGGAATCAAGAGAACTATCAAAAATTTCATCCAAAACAAGAAGATTTGTACTAACACTATTCTTCATTTTTGCTATCGCACGCCATGTGAATAATAGAGACAAGTCAATCTTTTGTTTTTCACCTTCGGAAAAATTTTCATATGAAAATTCATCCCGATGACGACTTTTTATCACCTCTTCAAAGTTTTCATTTATATTAAAATTAACATAAAATTCCATGCTTGTCAAGTATTTGTTGATTAATTTATTCATGATTGGCAAATACTGTTTAATGATCTTAGTTTTAATTCCAGTATCTTTTAAAAGAAAGGCAACTTGCTCATGATGATGTTTGTCGTTGACAACCTTTTTTTCCTCTTCTTCAAGATCTAATAGTTGTTTTTCAAGATTTTTTAGATCGTCTGTATGAGCAGTATCAATTGTTCTATTTGTCTCAATACTATGTTTGTCCTTTGTCAAGCGAATAACATATTCACGAATAGCATTAATTGTGGCATTCTTTTTTTGATATTCAATATTCACATTAGCCATATTTTTTGCAATGACTTGTATCTCTAATATTCTGGTATTAATCTTTTCTATTTCAATTTCAAGATCACTTAGACCAACATTGTATTCTTCTATTTTCTTATTATATAACTCGATTTGTTGACTCTTGAATTCTTCTTCAATCGATTGACGACATGTTGGACAATTATCATTTTTGCGATAGAAGTCTATTGCAGTTTGAGCCTTGGATACATTGTCTTCAATCTTAATAGTAAGATTGTTAAGTTTGGTCAGTTTGTTATTTGTTTTCTTTTCATCAAGAATACTTTCGTTTAATTGTTCAAGCTTTTTTTGAAGGTCTGTGCATTCATTGATAAGATTAATCAATTGATTATTTGAATTTGCTATATCGCGGTCAATTTTTTCGATCTGCAGAATATTTGTATTATCTATTTCCGCAATTAATTTATTGGTTGCTTCAATTTTAATTTTTGTAAGATCACGACGATGTGACACATCATTCATTGCGTCTTTGATTGCTACAAGCTTTTGCTTGAGAGCCACATTCATAGAGGAAAAAATTTGAATATCCAACAAGTCTTCAATGATTGCACGACGATCTGATGCTGATAATTGCATAAACGGAATAAATGTGGAGGAACCAAGAACAACAATTTGAGTAAACGATTTATAGTTCATTTTGAGAATGAACTTTTCCAAGTATTCTTGATAGTCCCTAGAAGATGCATCTTGATTAACTAGCTGATCGTCACAATAGATTTCAAATCTACTTGGCTTTATTCCACGAAGTATTTTGTATGATTTTTTACCAACCTTGAATTCTATTTCGACAACACAATCTTTCTCATTGACACTATTCAATAACCCCGGTTTATTGATACCGCGAAATGGCTTACCAAATAAAGCAAAAGTCAACGCATCTAAGAGTGTTGACTTTCCGCTACCGTTGTTGCCCACAACTAATGTTGTGGACGACTTATTTAAGTTGATCTCGGCAAAATCATTTCCTGTACTAAGAAAATTTTTCCACCGAATCTTTTCAAAAAATATCATACTTTTTCCAAATTTATAGCTTCAAGATATAGTTCTCTAAGAATTGACTTTAATCTATCAGCCGATTCCATTTGAAGACCATCAACATATTTGTCTAGAATGGTCATTGTATCTTCACCTTCATTTATTATATCGTCATCTTCTCCGTTTGTCAACTCGGAAAAATCTTCCACAATGCTTATATCAAGAGGTGAAGCATCAATCAATTTTTGTATAAATCTCTCAAAAAGAAATGGATTAGTCTTGTTTATAGCAAGAATCTTTACATATGTTCCTGTATATTGAGAAAAGTCTATTGTCTTGAGTTTTTCAAAATCTAAATCATTCTTATCATCATATGATATTTTATAGAACATCTGGTACGGATTTTCTACAAATGTAAGTTCACGAGTTTCTGTATCAAAAATATGAAATCCTCGTTTATCACCATAATCAGCCCACGTCATCTGATATTGATTACCAAGATATGTAATATGCCCATCTGAAGATTTATGATGAAAATGTCCGGACAATACAATTTCAAACTTGTCAAATATGGATCGGTTCATACCATCATGACATATATTGCCACGATCCATTTCAAATCCTGCAATTTCAAGATGACCAAATGCAACATGAGCCTTACTTGATTTTATATGTTCAACTGTTCTTTGATGATTTTCCAAATTAATCCAAGGTAATAGACATATATCAAATCCATCAATTGTTATATCTTTGGGTTCTTTGTAGACTTGGATGAATTCATTTTGCTCAAATAGCTCTTCAATCGCATTGATGTCATTTGTGTTCTTGTATGGCACATCATGATTTCCAACCAAGACATGCATCTTGATGCCCATATCTTTCATACGATGAAAAAATTTATTTCTCCATCGATTCAAAATTATATAGTTTATAAACTTGCGGCGATCAACAATATCACCAAGATGAAATACGGTTGTAATATTATTTTCTTTTAGATACGGAAAAAATATATTATTCCAAAAACGAAAAAAATAATCATCAAACGCAAGAGAGTCATTTCTAGCTCCAGCATGTGTATCATTGATAAGTGCAATTTTCATGTGTAATAAACTATCTTGTGCAATTATTGACAATGTTCATGAACTCTAGTCTAGCACTAGGATCAATCTTAAACACGCCACCAAGTTTGCTAGTTACAGTCGAGCAACCAACATCTTCAACACCGCGACTCTTGACACAATAATGTTGAGCATCAATGACCACTGCGATGTCATCAGTTTCTAAGATGTATTGCAAGGAATGATATACCTGCTCGGTAAGTCGCTCTTGAATCTGTGGTCGCTTGCTAAAGTATTGAACTACACGATTGATCTTACTAAGTCCCAAGACTTTTTGCTTAGGAATATAAGCAACTGTTGCCACGCCATCAATCACCACAAAATGGTGCTCACAGTTTGATTGAACATTAATATTACGCTCAACTACCATCTCATCGTATTTCATCTTGTTGTCAACTGTTGTGCATTTTGGAAATGCATTATAGTCAAGGCCCCAAAAGATTTCATTTACATACATCTTTGCCACACGTTTAGGTGTTTCCGTGAGACTATCATCCGAGAGATCTAATCCTAGAACATGCATGATGTGGCTAAATGAACTCTCAATTTCTGCAATCTTTTCTTTGCGATCCATGTTTGTTTGATGTATTGGAGTTTCCACTCCGCACTTGATTAAGTGTTCGTGTACTAGTTGACCCAAGGTGGGATCAGATGAATGTGTAATTTTCACTTGGAAACTCTTTTAAAGGGCGCAACGTTTCTATTTGCTTTCAAATACTCTGAATCGTATTTGCCGATCTTTTCATCGATCAAATCGCGCATTCTTGCCAGGCGTTGACGAAATGGTTGACGACGCCATACATCTTGATTGGAATCCATCATATTATTGATAAGATATTCAATTGAAGCTGGTAGTGGCTCATGTTCAGCCATTGGTATCTCCTTCGTAAAACTTTTCTATTCCCACTTTTTTGCCTATTTTTTCTTTCTTTATTTTTCGTGTTTGTTCAAAGTTTTCTATGAACTCTGCCATGTTATCATAAATTTCCTGACCTTTAACAATATTGGATTTAATTTCAGATCCCAATAATTCAAGATCTTCACCAGTAATTTCATCAAATATTCTCGAATTTTCCAAAGACTTGTATTTTACATATTGTTGTTTTTTTTCTTTAGAGATTCTACGAATAAATGCATAGTATACTATTTGTGTAAAATAAGCAAAGGGATTTTTAGATTTTTTCGGATCAAAATTTTCAAAATACATGAGACAATTTTCAATTGCATCAGCTATCATTTCATCACGATAGGAATAGTTTGCAAAATTTGGACGATATGATAAATGTTCCGCAATTTTCATGAAACATTCACCAATATAATTTGGTATTGGTGGCTTTTGTTCCTTGTTTCTTTTTGCTCTTCGCACATCTTTTTGGTATTTTATCAAGATGGCTAGAAATTCATTATTATCTATGTAATGATTAGACGGAATTTTTTTCATGATGATTTCTCTTGACTTTCACTTGACAAAACGGTACATTTGTAATGTCTCCGTTCAATGCAGTAGTTTTCTATTATTGTTTATTAATTTTATAAGATTTGAATGAAGATCTGTTACTTTTTCTTCTGATACCTCATCACTTTCTTCATTTGGTTTTATGCACTCTTTATAGAATTTTTGAATTTTAGAAGATGTGTTGCATATGATAAGTGTTTCATCCTTTGTTATAAGAAACTTAGATGTGTCTACAAAGTCAGATGGTACCCATTCATTAAATGAAAGAGATACACGACCATTACGTGGATCTGCAAATTGACGTATAGCCATAGGGTGTTCAAGTGTAACATTATTACCCTTGATTGAGGTATTTGAAATAATATCGGTACCATTTTTTAATTTGATGTATAGTATTTCCATGGTTATACCTTTAGTTCTATATTATATAGTTTATATTCAAAACGCTCTTCATTGTATATTTTAACACGATCACGGAAATGCCTCAATGTAAAATTTTCATGTTTTTTATATCTTAAATCATCGGCAATATCAAAAAGAACAGCTTTCTTTTTATTATCTCCAATACGTAATCCACGACCAATAGATTGAAGATTACGAATACGACTCTTTGATGGAGATGCAAAAATAATATTATGTAAATTTTTTACATTTATACCTGTAGAAAATGTTCCATATGATGCAACAATAATGGCATTATTTTCTTTCTCAACAATTGCACGAATATTTTCTCTGGTTTCCGTTTCAGTTCCACCATGAACAAAAAAGACTTTTCTATCGCCTGCTTTTTCTTCAATTAACTTATGTAAACCTTTTCCATGATTATCTACATATTGAAAAAGAATAAGGGTATTTCCTTCTAATGATAGTACAAGATTGCGAATAAATTTATTTCTTGCATCACTTGTAACAAGATATTTCATCTCATCAATATATTTTGCATTTTTAAGTAATCGAGATATTTCTTCTGGATATTTTAAGACAAGACATTTAATTTCAAAATCTGATAGTTGTTTCTTGTCTATGAGTTCTTTTGTTGTTACTGTCTTGCGTACAGGACCAAAAAGACCCTCAAGCACAAGTTTATGAGTTTTTGTTCCATCAAGTGTTCCAGTCATACCAATACGAAGAGATGCATTATCTAAATTAGTCATAATGGTTGCAAGAGACTTAGCTTTAAAATTGTGTGCTTCATCACCTATAACCCATTCATAGTTAAAATAATTTTTTGGTAAAGTATATAAAGATTGCCAAGTTGATATTGCTACAAGCTTATTTGAAGATTTTTCACGACCAGAATATATTCTATGAACATTGTCTTCAACACACCATTCATTCTTGGATGAGTAATCTTGAAAATCTGTATATAATTGTTCAACAAGAGAAGTTGTAGGTACAACAATTAAACCTTTTTTATTTTGATCGGTCATATATCGTGTGATAAAATATGCAATAAGTGATTTACCTGATGCCGTAGGAGATATTAACATTTGACGACGATTGCGAATACAATGTGCAAATGCTTCTATTTGATAATCTCTTGCTTCAATATCTTTATTACGACTTTGTACCTGCAAAGAATCAACATATTCTCTTGCTTCAATTAAAGAAAAAGATGTTTTTTGTAAAACTTTTTCATCATATACAAGATTATATTCTCTTTCTTCAGCAAATATTTGAAGATGAGATAATAAACCATGATATATTGTTGAATCTCTTGTATCAAAAAGTCTTATTTTACCATCCCAAATTTTGTTACGAAATGCAGGTGTAAATTGATATCCAGGAACATAGAACGTAAAATATTCCGAAATTTCACGAGCGACACCTCGCTCACAAGAGAGCATAATATATGCTTCGTTCTTTTTTGCAACAATTATTTTTTCAGACACCTTGAGTAAACTTCATAAATTCTATGGCATTTTTCAAGTTAAATGAACGCTGATGAATTTCTTTGATGATCTTTTCGCAACAATCAACAAAAAGTTCTGTATACGATAGCTTGTTCTTGACTTCCAAAACATCATTATCACCATCAATCATGGTACTAATGTCTGCACGAAGATATTTTTCACGCATCGGCTCCCATCCGAGCTGATTCAATTCTTCTGTGCCATTAAGTTTGCCATCATAATATCTCCATTTTAACTTAGTCAATTTACTAAGATCAAATTTAAGTTTTTGTTCACGCATCTTCTGATGCTTGTATACTTCTATGTATTTGGCGTGTAGAGAAGATAGACGAATGGATTCGGTACCCAATTCGGTGCTATCTATCTGTGAATCTTTCTTCCAAGATTCCATCAAATCATCTATGTTCTTGATCATTATATAATTTCCCTGGGATTTAGTATGTTATACACTAAATCTCAAAGAATGTCAACATCAAAATAATTATATCGGAATGTGGCTGATGCTGTAAGAGTCATGCTTGCATCTGATGTATAGTCAAAGACGATAGATGATACAGATGTTGGAAAACAATCTCTAAAAGTAATACGAATATTTGGAGTATTTTTATTTGATATTATTGTCATGATAGCATCAGATACTGTGCCGCCATAATCTTTATTTTCTTTTAGTAAACGACGATACTGCTCAAAGTTTTTAGGAAAAGTAAGACCTGTTATCCAATTGTGCATTTCAAGCCATGTGCGTAGATCCTCATCTACAATAAACGAAGCATCTAGAGGTTCGTATTGTGCTTTATCTCCTGGAACGTATAAATCTACAAATGGCGTATTACGAATAATTTCGGTCATTGATAATCCGGGAAGATTAAATGTTTGACAAAAATATGTCAAATTTGGCATTCTTGTAAATGACAATTGATATTTGGTTGGTTGTAAGAAACTTGTATTTGTAGGTTGATTATTTATTTTTGACATATTGTACCTCTACAATATTTATAAACAAAAAGAGGGGGAACCGAAGTTCCCCCTCAAGTTGCAGTATTACTTTCTTCTTATTCTTACGATTAGAGAAGATTTGATACCTTGAAGATACGATAATAGACGTTTGAACGATTTGCCAAACGACCAAGACCTGCTGTTGTACCTTCTGCAAATGGATTTGCAACCATTCCGTAACGTGTCTTGAATCCGATACGTGGCTGGAATGTGTCTTGTCCAATTGCACGAACCATCTGTAGAGGAACATATGGGCAATAGAACAAGCCAGCGTCATAAGGAGATGTGCCCTTATAACCAACTGTTACTAGTTCTGATGTATTTGTTCCTACTGAAGTTGGTGAACCGTAGTATGGGTCGACGTAGACCTTTACACGATTATGTAGAAGACCAGCAAATGTGTTGCCTGTGTCATCTACTTGTAGATCGGCCTGAAGTGCTGGGGTATACTGTAGAACGCCAGCCATTGCCATTGCAGAAGCAACGTCAGATGAGCATACTACGATATTACCCTTACCACGACGGGTTGCACGAGCGATTGCGTTTGCTTCGCGCTCAATCTGGAAGATAAGACCCTTGAACTTTTCAACTGACCAACGACCATTTGAGTCGGTGTCCAAATCGAATGTTCCGGCAGTTGTTGTACCTGCGTTGCAGCCTAGAACAGCTGTTGCGTAGATTGTACGAATAACTTCACGATTGATTTCTGCTAGAATTTCTGTTGACAGAATATTTGCTAGTTCTGTCTCAGCATCAAGACCATGAATTGCCTTCAGGTCCTGTGCAAGTTCTAGAGTGTATTCTGCCTTCAATGCACGCTCACGAGCAGTTACTGTAACTTTCTCAATTGAGAATGCCATTTCAGCAAATAGGTTTGTACCAGAATCGCCAAGTGCTTCACCCTGTGCTGTTGACATACCATTTGCTGTATTAGCAATAGTATAATCTTGTGGGCCAAGACCTTGTGATGTCTGGTGTGCATTTGGAGAACCATTTGCACCAAGCTTGTTTGAAGAAGAAAATGCAGTATTTGCTTCGTTAAACAGAGCTTCTGTTCCTGTCTGTGAATCAAACTTAGAACGCATTGCGAAGATCAAGCCTGTTGGGCCTGTCATTGGCTGAACGCCGCAGATATCATATGCGATCAAGTTTGGAAGGGCACGACGAACCAGCGAGATCAAGATAGGATCATAGTTGCCGATTGAAGCACCTGTTGCGTTTGTTGGTGCTGATTCTGCTAGGAAACTACGATCACCGCCCATGAATGCTGCCTGTTGTGCAGAAGCAATCTGTTGGTTTTCAAGAATCATAGCTGTAACAGCTTTCTTATAAGGATCCGAAATCTTTGGGAGATCTGGATGTTCCAGAACCGGACCCCACTTTTGTACTAGTTGTTCAGATAGTTGCATGTAAGTTAACTCCTTTAAAATTACTTTATAATTGTGCGACTAATTGACTTGACATATGCGTCCATAACTGGATCAACATTTGTCTTTTTCTTTTGTGTTTCTTCTACAAGACTCTGCTCTTCCACAACGTCTGTTTCTTCATCAAGTCTTTGATTGACTGATTTTCCACTAGATTTTGTTGGGAAATAATTTTCGCGTAGAGTCAAGAGGCTTTGTGTATAGTCTTCAACTGTTGAGAATTCAACACCTTCAGACAATGATCTCATCTTTTCTATTTGAGTTGATGTTAGACCATCACATACTTCATGAAATGCTTCTCTCTTTGCATATTCAATAATAAGTTTTCTCATTTCTACCGCGGTAGAAATTTGTTCATTTAACTTGCCCTCAAGCTCAACAACCTTTGATGTCATCTCTTCAACTACACTAACTTTCTCTTCTGGAATATCAATGTAGTGTTCAACAAATAGATTGCGAAGACCAGCAATAAAATCTTCTGTCAATTCTGAACGAAGACCAGATTCTATTGCCAATTCATTTTCTTTAACCCATTCTTCAACAACATAATTTAGATAATCATCAACTTTAGTTGTTAGCTCTTCCTTGAGTTCTTCTGATACTTGCTCAAGAATTTCGGCGTACTGTTCTTGAATTTTGTTTTCAATAGCACTTACTCGTGCAGTGACAGCAGCTTCAAAAATTGTTGTGGCTTTTTTCATGAAATCTTCTGATAGATCTTCGCCGTTAAAAAGAGCATCAAGATCTTCTTTCATTGCCTTCTTGTCTTCGTCATCTTTGTCTTCACCATCTTTGTCTTCATCATCTTTGTCTTCATCATCTTTGTCTTCATCATCAGAATCTGTATCATCATCATCTTTTTCTTCTTTACGCATAGGCATCATGCCATATGTTTCTTTTTTCATTTCCACAGGTTCTTCGTTATGCATTTTCATTTCATTTTTATTTTTATCATCATCTTTATCATCTTCATCATCTTTTTGATTAACCTGAGGTGGTGCTTTGTGCATTGGTTCAGCCGGAGCAGGCTTTGCCCCTGGGGGAGTTG